CTGCGGGGCTTTAAGGCGAGTTTTCGAATCTTCAGTTTATCTTTCTGTTTCTGCTCCTCTCGTCGTCGTTTCTTCTCTGCTGCTTTTTCCGCTTTTTCGCGTTCTTTACTTCGTCGTTCGAGTGCTATCTTGGTTCCACAAATCTCATTACACCAATATTGATTTTGATATTTTGGTATAAACCATTCATTGCAACATTTACATTTCCTTCGATAGATTCGCATAAGTGCTCCTTTCGTTGCCGGAAAAATCACCGTAATACTTATCTCGGGCTTCTTCAGCAACTAGTACCGCTAACTCCAGATCATCAAAGCATCCGAAGTGTTTACTCTTGCCATGGAATCCTAGCCTAACATTCCATTTTTTCTGTCGTTTGTGCCAAGTAACCCCTCTGCAACCTGATTTGCTATTCTTTCGGATCCTTATATTTCTTGAATTTTCTATTGGCAGGCATTCTCTTAAATTTTCTGGCCTATTGTCGGTCCTAATTCCATTAACGTGGTCAATTTGACCAGCAGGCCAACGATTATGAGTTATGTAAAAAACTAAGACGTGAGTTTTATATCTACGCCCATCTATCATGATCATTGAATAACCGTTGGAATCAAAAGTTCCAGCAACACTATTTAATGCTATCCTTCCCTGAGTGGGAACTTTCCATCTAAATACCCCGGTAGATTTATCGAAACTTAGTAACTCAAATATCCTTTTAACAGTTAAATCTTCTCTTTTACGGTTACATCGTCTTCGCGCTGGTTTAGCCATCGCCTTCTTCCTCCGTAATGGTTTTCTGAATTTGGCCACCTGAACAGAGCTCACCAAAGCTATGGATGTCGGTATTTCCACAATACCAAGATGGCGAAAATAACTGCATGATAAGCCTCAGGGAAAAGGGAAGACACTACCCCCGATAATTCAGAAACAAATCGAAATACATGAACTAAAGAAAAAACCACAACAAACAGAAATAGAAATAGAAATAGAAATAGAAATAGAAATAGAAATAGAAATAGAAATAGAAATATTAAAACAGACCACCACATTCCTGATGTCATACTCACTAAACAATTTTTCGACAACATGGTAGCTCATAGAACGTTATCGTGTAGACACCCTCTGCTACGTATTCGGTGTTCAGTGCAATATCTACAAATACTGGAAAAATCTAAAATTGAGGCAAGTTTTTGGTGATAACTATAGTTAGACTATATTGACGACCTGATGTGCTGTATGTAATAACTAACAAAAAATATTTTCCATGGGATTTTTTATTTTAATGAAATGCAAAATATTTTTATCAATAGTTAGTATTATGGAAACCATTAATTCAGGAGGAAACTTGATTCCAAATTCAACTTCAAATAAAGGTTATGTATGCATTGACATGCAGTGTTCGTCAACCTCTGAACCAACAGCTTCTACCTCCAGCAACCGGAGTATTAAATTAGCCGCTTCCACAAATGTATATCCGATAACAAGAAACGACTCCGAGCTCACTCTGAACGATTTTCTTGATAATAGCTCTTCTACGTCATCATTGGACTACATTAATGAATTGGGTTCTCAACTGACGTTAAATGATTTTCTTGACAACATAAAGACAAATGAGGTGGATAGAACATGTACGGATGTGGTAATTAATATCCCACAAGAGATACAAACAAATACACAGGAAAATGATTTGTTATTATCCGATAAAAATAATTCAATATGCATTGAAATCGATGAAAGAATTACAAAAATCCTAACATGCAAGCAAAAATATCAACTGGACAGCATCATTCATGAAATTATACCAAAAGAGAATGAGAGTGCAGAAACTGTTCTCCATCTTATGAGAGTTCTGAACGATCAATATCATCAGGTATATAATCAGTCAGGATGTTTTTATAAAGCCTATATGGCCATACACAATAAAATCGAACAGATACTTCCATATGCGTTCAGAGCCGGAGGCGGAATCAGCATTCACTTGCTCATACAGGCATTATTTTTTAATGGCGACTATAACAAATCACCTTCACAGTCTCAACAACCATCTTTATATACATCACCTTCTCCAACAATAAATACAGAAGCATTCTTAAGTAATGTATTATCACTAGATATAACCCAGGTACGCATACTTGGTGATTTACTATCAGCAACTTTATTTCATGCACCAACAATATTCTATCAATATCCTAAACTAATAGATGAAGTTAAGTATTGTATAAGTAATAAAAAAATAACAGGTTCGGTTATAGCACGATTTACTCTATGTTTAACAAGTACATTACTAACCATGTCACCACTGTTAATGCTTAATGGAGCAGTTAAAACAGGTAGCATAGTAAGAACTATAGGTAGGGGAGTGAGTTATGTTGATATACCATTGGCCTTAGCTATATTAGGTGACTCGTGGTATAAAGCTTATAAACATGGTTCTTCTGATAACCCAAATTCTGCTCAGAGATTTATATCGCAAGAAGCGGCCTTTAAAACCACCCAGCGGGTATTAACACAAGGATTAAGTCTGATGTCCTCTTTATCGGGAGCAATCATGCGCTCTCTTGAGAAAGGCACACCACCACAAATGATGTCTTTATTCATCGTAAACATACTAAATCTATTATTTCATCAAAATCCATATGAAGGGGCATCAGCAAGTGCTAATGCTTTGAAAAGATCAACTTACTCCCATAATCCGGACATACTAAATACTCAGGCAATAGCTCTTTGTGTTGACCTCCAGCATACAAAAAATATAACCATGCCACTTTTCAAAACAAAAGACAGGATATCTTACGCATTCAATGGACAAAGAACATCCCCAGAAGACCAAAAACAAATACTGAAAGAAGTTATAAACTCCTGTACCCAAGGAGAAAGAGCCATTTTAAATACATCACAATCAGAAACATGCAAACATAAAATCGATGAGATTTATGAAAAAAGATTCTCAGAAACAGAACTAAATACATTACCAAACGAAATGAAAAATTTCTTGATATTTTTAAACAAAACTCATGAAAAAGATATTTCGCGTTTAAGCATGGGTAACGAAGTTAATGAAAAAATAATTGCAGTTATAGTCAAGACGTTAGCATATAGAGAGTCTATGTTGTGTTAGACTTTAACTCTATATTGATATAACATTAGCCAAATATTCAACAGTGTATGCGACCAAACACCAACATGTCGCATACATATACAATTTGAATATTTAATTATATTTACTTAATGTATTTCTATAAAAGCAAATTACAAACTCACAACAAAAAACCTCATAACACATTAACAATCAATTCTTTTCATCTTTATAAATTCTCATATCAGGCTTGCACCCGATAAACCGACGAAAACTATTTAAAACCCATCGAGTGAAGTAATCTCTAAAACCAAAGAAATACCAAGTGAAAATATTCACGATAAAATGCCCGGTCAAAGCCCCTCCTGTACCGCATGCAAGAACAGTAAAAAATCAGATGTTTTCATAAATATCAGTCCTCATCGTTTTGCCTGGCATGTCCTTTACCAGCAATCTTCTGTATGCACTAAGCCTAGATAGAATCCACTCAGTGTACACTGAAGCCCGCTCGACGCTTTCTTGTTCGTAACTTCGATTTTAGTCAATTACCTTGTTTTCCTCGCACGATGTCTTAGCCACCGGATATCCCACAGGTGAGCCGTGTAATTGAAGGTTTTTACGTCAGATTCTTTTGGGATTGGCTTGCGTTTATTTCTGTAGCGTTTCGTTGGAAGGTATTTGCAGTTTTCGCAGATGATGTCGGTGAAACTTCGTCGCTGTCGCCTCATGCCGCCCTCCTGACGCCCTGCCCGATCGCCATCAATGCCGCTTTGGATACGGTAGTAAACATCCGTCGAGGACTGATGAACGGTCGCCAAATCAGCAGCATGGAGCCTTTACTGTTTCCCTTCTTCTCCAGCCCTGTCGATGGTTCGATAAAATTAATCCGTCCATCAGTGATAATGCGAACTTCGTCAACACTCTCCAGAGCCTTGCTGAACCATCCGACAGACATATCCTCTGGCACAAGCATCACTACCGTCTGTCGCTGTTGTATGCACTGCTCAGCGGCTTTTTCCACCCACGGCCTGATATTGCTGTACGGTGGGTTATTCCAGATTGCACCGTGGCTTATCCACTCAGAATTGAGTGCGTCGTCGGCCTCAGTTAGCCAGTGAGCGCACAGAGCATTTTTGTCGCTCGCAGCTGAATCCAGCCAGAATCCAAACTCAATATCCAGCGCATCAAAAAGCCAAAGCGGCGTTTGCCAGCAGTCCTTGTCGTGTGCTGGTGTATTTGATTTGATAGTCATGCAGCCCTACCTTTTCGTTGTGACCATTCATACTCTCGCCGGGAGTCATCACTCCACCGCACGTTGCGCTCTGAGCCGAACCAAAACATGATTTCGATAAGCTCAGTCATGCTGGCCTTTCGCATTTTGCTGGTACGCACGCCAAGCATGACAACGCCACCATCGATACCAGGCACACTTCGTTGCTCCAGTTTTTTGGTCTTAAGCCACAGGGCAGTGAACAGGTCTTTCCAGTCCTCCGGCGCAAGTCTCTGTCCATGCCAAAGCACCTGACGTGATACGTCCTGCAATAACGCCCACATAAGGCGGTTTTGAGGATTGCTCCGCTTTGGTTCTTTAATGTGGACTTCGTGAGGTGACTTGTCGTCGATCGGAAGTGAGAGTATTGCGTCTATGGCGTTGTTTCTGATTGCTTCGTTGCGAAGCATGTATATTTGCTTCATTGTCACCTCAACTCACAAAACGCCACGCCATTTTTGCTACAGCGACAGGCGCAACACCGATAATCACCCACAGGAAAATGCTACCGAAAAGCACACCAACCAGGTCTTTACCTTCGCCTACCAGCCGGACAAAACTGCTGGCAACCACAATGAACGTCGCCACCATCCACATAGCACCGAGAATCCTCAATGCAGAAAAAATCAACTCAACCACGATTTACTCTCCCCCAAATAAAAAGGCCTGCGATTACCAGCAGGCCTGTTATTAGCTCAGTGATGTAGATGGTCATCTTTTAACTCCATATACCGCCAATACCCGTTTCATCGCGGCACTCTGGCGACACTCCTTAAAAATTAGGTTCGTGCTCATCTTTCCTTCCCGTTCTTCCTTGGTAGCAAACCGGTAATACACCGTTCGCCAGACCTTACCTTCGATAACCAGAAGACCTGCCCGTGCCATTTTAGCCGCGGCCTGATTTATGCTGGTTACTGTTGCGCCTGTTAGCGCGGCAACGTCCGGCGCACAGAAGCTATTATGCGTCCCCAGGTAATGAATAATTGCCTCTTTGCCCGTCATACACTTGCTCCTTTCAGTCCGAACTTAGCTTTGAGTTCTGCGATCTTCGCCAGAGCCTGTGCACGATTTAGAGGTCTACCGCCCATGACAGGAAGTTGTTTTACTGGTTCAGGGAGCGCCTCACCACGGTTAATTCTCGCAGTCATATGGACAAGCTCATCTGCGGCCTTACGGCGTAATTCCGCATCAGTAAGCGCATTGGCCCGCATGTTCTGATACAGGTTGGTAACCAGCCAGTAGTGCGCGTTTGATTTCCACGGATAAGACTCCGCATCCGGATACAGGCCTCGCTTCCGGCAATACTCGTAAACCATATCAACCAGCTCGCTGACGTTTGGCAGTCCGGCGATAACGGATGCTTCTTCCCGGCACCATGCAACAAACTGCCCGGGTGATGGCAGAAATGGTCGATTCTGCCGACGGGCTACGCGCATTCCTGCGTTAACCTGTTCCATTGTGGTGATCCCGTTTTCCCGGAAAGCCAGAACCCACTGGCGGCGGATTTCGTTCAGTTCGTTCTGGTCACGGTTAGCCAGGCTCGCCGGGAAAGTTGCCAGTAACTGGCTGAACACACCGTTGATGATCTGCGCTACCTGCTGTACCTGAGGCTTTTCGTCGTACTGTTCCGGCATGTTGTTGGCGATCCGACGCATCTGCTCACGGTCAAAGTTAACCATCTGTGCGGCGATGTTTTTCATAGATCCACCCCGTAAATCCAGTCTGTGTTTGTCAGGTCGAGTTTTGGTTTGCTGGCTGTCACGGCTGCCTGTTGCTTGTTACGGTTGATTTCGAGCTGGGTCCACTTGTCGCGGAGTTTGGCCGGACTCAGCACGTTACCGGACCAGAAGTTGTCCTGGCAGGCCCAGCGGAAAAGCACACACATATCGCGGTGGTTACGTCCGTCACGTTCACGCATCAGGCGGATATCGTTAGCCCACCCTGCAAAATTCGGTTTTCTGGCTGATGGTGCGATGGTCTTCACCATGTCAAACATCCACTCTGCGGCGGTCA